CAGTGTAACTAAAGGGCATTAGAACTCCTTACCAAGCGTGGGCGAGTCGCCCAAGAAAATAGACGAAAACCGAGAGCCACACGCGGTGCTCCCAGGGGCCCTGGTCTCGCGTGACGGCCTTTTTCACCGTGTTCCAACGCTGCCCGGTCCAGCGTCGTGGCCACTTCATATGACTGTATCCACGTAATAGCCCAGAATGGTCAGAAGGACATTATTGTCATCTGTTTTGCCGTTCACAAAGAGGCCCTCGTTCACCAGCAGGCGCAGACCCGATATTGCATGGACGGTCTGACGCCCCATACCGAGATGAATCAGCACTTTGGACTCAGTCGTGGTTGAGTCCGACGTCGCCTCATACACGACAATTTCTGTATTATCGTTGTTGGAGACTGCTCTGTCAGCAAAGATAATGAGATTGGTGATGACAAACTGTTTCCCAGGTCGGGCCCCATAAAAGTTGTAGGCCGTATTGATGGTGTCCATTTCATGAAAGACCGACTCATCATAGCCCAAAGGGGCACAGATCAGTTCACCATTCGATGACACGCCCGCCATGTGCGGCGTCACGGAGTGCCCGTTGGTGATCCGCCCCGCTAGACTCATTTGAAGTAGCCCAGGATTGTCACGTTGGCGGCTGCGCCTACTGAAACAAAGTCGACACCGATAGACTTGTTCGTGGTGACGATGACCGACGAGCCCGTGTCCCAGGTGAAGGGCGTGTTGGCCGCGATTCGGGTGGCCAGCAGTATATCACCCTGGGAATTGTTGGTCTCGTCGCCAATGGCCGTCGCCGGGGCCGTGGTGGCTGCGCTTCCAAGGTTCCGGGGCGTCACGGCGGTGCCAGTCGGCGTGACTTCGGATACAGGGCGATGGATAATGACTTCTGTCGCGCTGTCCCCGGCTATCACAATCTTGGTGACAAACAAGTTGAGTGTCTGGCTGGTGTTCTTCACCAGGAGAATGGTGTCCGCCGCAGTGTAGTTGTATGTCGCGTTCGAAAACGAGAACGCCTGCCCATTGGTCTCCGAGTGCTCCCCGAGGTCCTGGAGTGTCACGGCATCGACGACCATGTGGCCCTCTGACGTAACCGCAACAACATTTCCGGCGCCGAATCCTTCGATTTGTATGCCCATCAATAGCTCCTAAACAACACCCTGAGCGAGATATAACACCAGAGCTACATAGACCGACACGCTCGTATTACTCGTCGGCGGCTTGATCTTGACGCCAATCGAGGTACCTTGGGGCAAGACTTCGTTGATCGAAACGAACGAACGGGTGCCGGTGTCGGCACGGACAAGAATATGGTCCACACCGTCAGTCATCGTATCGCCCGTCGCGCCCTTGTAGGCATCTGCGGTGAGGGTGTTCGCACTCCCGAAGTTCCTGTTCGAGTTGATGTCGACGTTTGTCGCCCCACTGATGATCGTGCCCGTCGTCGGGTTTCGGACGAATGTCGCATAGACATCAGCCGTTGAGGAACCACCCGTAGAATCGAAGATGCCGAAGACGACGGCCTCAATGACCATCTCCTTCAATTCGTTGTTCTTGAGATAGATGACCGGGGTGTCTACTGCGTCAGTCAACGTGATGAGGCCCGTGTTGATATTGTAGGCATCTCCCTGCCTATTCGCGTCGACCAGCTCAGGTTCGGTGATGCTGAACGTATGGGCACGGAAGTTCTTGTCTACCCGTTGTAGATGTCGGCCTCCGGCTCCATCACGAATCTGTTCCGCCATTATTCTATATCCCCTCTCTCGATGGAGCAGTCTGTCATCAGGCTCAGATGCATGTTCATCATCTTGAGCTGCTTGATGATCTCCCCGAGTTGGTTGTCCTCTGCGGGGAAACGTTCAGTCTGCGTAACAGTCTGTGACTCACCGTCCAGGCCAACACTCATCTTGAGCCGAGGATAAACCTCACCTTCTACCTCATCGGAGGCAAAAGATTTTCCCGTACCGTGGTCGCGAAAGACAGCCAATAGAGTCTATTAGCTCCAGTTGAAGTTCGGGTTCTCGGGCGAGATCCAGCCGGGCTTCTTGGGCGTGACGTTCTTGTCTCGAAGAACCTCAGGCAGGAGCCCGCCGGTGCGTCCAGGCATCCCCGACGGCAGGTTCGGCTCCGAAACGGCGGGCCGCTGCGGAATCGTCTTGCTGCAAGAATCCTTGAAGGGTGTATCAATCTTCATCGTGTCTCCTTAGAATGCGTGGTTCTGAAGGAACCCGGCATCCAGTGGTGCGTATGGCCAGGAACTCCACTCGTTGGTGCTCCAGTTCATCAGGTAGGTCGAGTCGTCCTCGCGGGCGGCTTCGGCCAGACGTTCCTGATATTGCGCTTCCCACAGCTTGTAGGCCCGGCCGCTTGGGTCATACATTGGATTCGGACGCTCGATGGAGCCCGGCCACATGGTCAGGTCCGCCTTGGCGCCCAGTGTTACCACGTCACCCGGAATGCTCTGGATGACGGTATCCGTTTCGTCGGTGAGATCTGCCGCCTTCTTGCGGTAGTAGTACGGGTAGTTCCGCTCACTGACGCTGTAGGGCCACATCTCGTACTGGGCCTGCCCAGACGTGGCCGTGAGGGTGCTGCGCCGACGGTCGACGAGCGCCCAGGGTGTACCCGCAGTCGTGCGGGCGGGGTCAAGCCGTGCTAGATCGTCCTGCGTAACGAAGTGCCGGAGTCGCCAGTTCTGCTTGGGATCGTAGACCACAAGGAACCAGCCGAAGTCGGTCGGACACGTTACGTAAGCATCGAGGATGGAGTAGGACAGTCCCGCGCCATCCGTTTCGTCACCGAACACCCGGTCCAGTGTGAGGGCTGTGGTTGAAGCAACAGCGCTGATCGAATACAGCGGTGCCCTGTTGCCGATGTAGAACTGCCGGCCGACATCTGTCGACTGGAAATTCGTGCCGCTACCGGTCACGGCCGCTGAGTCCCGCGTCATGGTAACGGTCCCACCGGTCTTGGCGACGTTGAGAATGAACTCGTCCTCGCCCCGAAGGTCCGACCACAGGTGGTGCTCAGAGGCACGCCGGTAGCGATCACGAATCAACTGCTGGGCCAAGAATATAGGCACATCCGGTGCCCATAGTCTCAGCCCCCGATACATCGAGGAGAAGGTGTCTGCCACCGACTCCCCTTATCGCCCCGTGGCGACAAACTCGATCACAACGCTACTCAGGTCGGTGGTCGAAGCCACCTCGATGAGCGCACCGTCAGCGACGGCGTCGTAATCGGCGTAGTAAGCTATGATTGTTTCCGCGGACGCATCCCAGTGGAAGACATAGCCGTCCTCCGCTTGGTTGAGCACCAAGGTTTCAATCGAGCCCAGCCCGAGTTGGGCAGCTGTGACAGCCTCCCCACCCGTGGCGTATGACGAGTCCATTGTGACCGTTCCGTGCGTCATCTGCTTGTTGCCAAGCGACGTCAGCCAGTCACCGGTTAGTGACGCTGTTACAGGCATCAGGCCTCCTTATGCGACACCGATGAAGGTGCCCAGGTTCCAGCGGACCGTCGAAGAGTTGGACACGGATGCCCCCTCGTCGGAAGTCGTGGTCCCTCGGGTGGACAGAACCGCACCGTTTGGCGCATTGACGGCAGCCGTACCGCCAGCAGTGCGCGTGGCCACATTGTCGGTCGACGCGTGCCCGGAGGCTACGTCGCTCGCCACGGCCGAAGCCGCGATGACAACCGCCAGCTGCTCGCCACCGACCTGGACCCACAAGTACTGGTCCTCAGTCAGCGCCGAGACATCGACCGCCTGATGCACCCCGCCAGCCAGAGAAGCCGCGAGGGCCTCACCCGCCGAGGCGTCGAAGGTCACGGTGAACGCCGACTCATCGCTGTAGTAGGCGAGCCCACCATCGATGCCATCAACCGTTCCACCGTCGTAGTCGAGGCGAACGAGCCTCCACCACTTCCCACCAGACTCGACACGCATGCCCAGCTGCCCGGCGAGAACGTTATTCCCGCTGACCGGCTCGATCATTGTGCCAAAATTACCAGTCCGCCCTCGAAAGACCGTCTGGGTACTGCTTCGTCCGCTTGCCATGAATTTGCTCCTTCCGGGATTAGCCGGTGATGGCGTACAGGTGACGCATCAGACGCGGCGCCTGATTGGTCATGTTGAGGGTTGCGAGGTACTGACCGGCAACCTGCGTGTTGTCCTGCGCCGGCTTGAAGCCTGTGAACCCGAAACCGAATTCGGAGTCATCAGTCACCCAGAGACGAAGGTACTTGGTGTTGAGGTAGAACAGCGTCTCGCCGGCCGCGGCAAGGTAGTTCCCCAGGTCGGCGTCGTTCACACCCTGTGTTCCAGGCGCGTACTGCGACTGGTGGATGCGTGCGGCGTTGAAGACGAGGCTGTTGAAGCCGATCTTCGGGTCCTGGGACTCAACGCGCCACTGCGGCTGGAACTTCTCCTTGATGTAGGAGTATCCCAGGTTGGTGGTGCACATCGTGTCCGGGTGCTCGGCCCCGATCACGCAGCTGTTGTACGCTTCCTCGAGGATCTTGTAGGTGATCGCACCACCCACAGACGCGGCGGGACCAGTCATCGGGCTGTTCAGGGCCGTTCCGATGGTGCCGCCCCGGGTCAGCGTGCCGTAGGTCGTATACGCGGCCCCGGTGTAGCTGTTGACGGTGCCGTCGTTCAGCTGCTCGGCGAGGCCGTTCAGCTCGTTGACGCGGGCCGCGGTCTGCCCCTCGTTGTACATGGCGATGGCCAGGATGGCGCTCATCGTCAGGGCTGCGTTCTGGAGGTCGTTGTCGACCTGTCGGAACACCGCGTTCTCACCCTTGTTGAAGATCTGGATGTCTTCCTTGAACTCCGTGACGTTCACCTGATAGTGCTTCGGGTCGAAGCTCGCACCGGTGGAGGTCTGACGCCGACTGATATCGAAGGAATCACCCTTCGCATAGCTGCCGCCGCTCATGGGAGCATACAGGAAGTTCTCCTGGATGAGTGTTCCGCCGGTGAACTTCACCGAACGGTTGGCCTTGATCATGGCCAGGACTGGGTCGTTCTTGAACACGTTGTCCACCACGCCGCCAACGATGTGGCGCTTGGTGAATGTATTCAGCTCGTCGAGGAATGCCATTGCATCCGTCTCCTATGGGTTACGCGGACTGTGCCTGGCGCCAAGCCGCTGCTGCAGCCTCGCCCCCGGTCTCGCCGCGGTCGTTTGGTTTGTCCAATGCCCGCATGACGGGATTGTTATCAGGCCGAACCGGCAGGTCTCGCTGTGACTTCCCTTCCAGGATGCCCTCAGCCTTTGCCGCTGCGACCAACTGTGCCTGCTTCTCCGCCTGGGCCTCGCCCACTCGCTCGGAGATGAAGTCCTTGTATGCCACGTCGAGCGGCATCTTGGTCTTCGACTGGTGATCGAAGAGCGCCTTGGTGTCCAGCCTCTCGCTGAACTGATCGCGGTGCTCCATCTTCAGGTCCGTCAGAAGATCAGCGAACTGAATCGACTGCCGGCTATGGATATCGAGCGACTCGTTCATGAGCCGGTCGTGCTCTTCCCGAGTGAGGCCCGGCTCTGCCGCGGGGGGAGTTCCCTCGCCTTCCAGCCCGCCGTACTCGGTTCGGTATCGCTTGTTCTCCTCGTTCTTCGCTGCGTAGTCCTTCGAGGCACCCTCGTACCAGTCGGCGAGACGGGCACGTTCTGCAGCGAGTGCTCCCCTGTCTTGGTTCAGGGTCGCGGCGGCGTCGTCACGAGCGGTCTTCAGCTCGTCCTGCCGACGGGAGTAGTCGTCCTGTCGCAGATACCCAGCGTCGAGTGCTGTGGTTACTGCTGCGTGCCCGAATGCTTCCTCGATAGCTCCTCGCTTGTCGGCGTCGACTTTGCTGAGGACATCGGCCAGAAACGCTTGTGAATCGAACGGCATGTAGTACTTCTCCTGTGAGGTCCAGCACCGTGGTTAGCTGCCTCCTTGGAGGGCCAGCAGCTAGGGCGCCTTCTCGTTAGAGTAGCCCCTCGCCTCCCGGGAACTGCGAGTTCTCAGGGGGCTCAGCGCCTGTGGGCATACCACCGGAATTGATGGCACTGCTCAGTTGTGCACGAAGCTGGCTCGTAGCTTGCTCTGCCCATGGCGCCAGCGCGGGGACCATCTGGGCAAGAACCTTCATGGACATGTCGAGCTCCATGGCAATTCGCATCGCAGCCTGACCGGTCTGGTTCATCCCTGCGGATGCACCGATCTCCTGCTCTTCCTCGGCGGGAGGGAGCATGCTGTCGTAAGAGGGCGAGCCCGCGCCACCTCCGGGCGGTGCCATGGGCGGCGGAGCATCGAGTCCGGGCATGGGTTACTTACCCACCTTTGTGCAGACTCGGTCGGTGAACGGGGTCTGAATCAGATCCATATCTGTCTCTCCTTTCCTCCAGTAAGGTTGGGGGCCCGCGACGGTCAAGCCGAAGGCCCCCGGTCGTGCGCTAGGCGGGAGGAGTCGCCATGTCTTGAGTTTCGCCCGGAAACACTGCAACTGTCAACTGGATTACTTGACAGGGGAGACGCGGTTCCGAACGAGGTAGGTCACGAAACCTACAACGGCAGTAATGGCAGCGCCAAAGCCCTCTGCTCCACCAACCGAAGTGATGGCGTCACGGACTGGGGGCGAGAAGGCGCTGATGAGGGCGATGATCATGCCCAGCTGACCAAGAATGACGGGCTCTTTTCCCATATTGTGCTCCTATTTGGACTCAGAAATGACGGGACGGGGGATTCCATCGGCGTCTGGCTTCTGCTCCAGGTGTGGCGGGACCTGCCCAGTGGGCGCGGGTCCTGGGGTGGCGCCCGGTGGCTGCCCGATCCCCATGGCCGCGGCTTCCTGGATACGCGCCGGGATCTCCTTGGACCCGGACGGCGGGGCGCCGGCATTCGGAATCTCGAGGACCTCCCACAGGGTCCACGGATCTACCAGCCCTTCTCGGAACAGCCGCAGATACATCATCTTCCGGCTGATCTGACTGATCTCCAGCAACGAGTTGGGCGTCATCTGCATCGAGAACTGCTTCTGATGCGTCTTGGCCCTCTTGTTGCGAGGGATGTTCATGTCGTACTGGGCCATGTATTGAGCGCCGTCAGCCTTCTTGCTGTAGGCTGGGACGAGGCTGCCCGGGTCGAAGTTGAAGTCCTCCATGTCGATGCCCTGGTCGCCCAGAATCGCCATTCGGCGCTGCATCGTGTAGAACTGGAAGAAGTTGCTCTTCACCATCTCGCCTACGTCACGGAGGAAGACCTCGATGAGCCGTCCCTTCATCCGCAGGGTGGGCTGGAGGGCCTCCATCATGGCTTCGACCGAGTCGGCGCCAGGGGCCTGCTTGAGCTGGCTCATGGCCTGGAGGTTGGCTACACCGCCGTGGTAGTCCATCTCCTGGACGCACCACTTGGCCATCTCGAAGACATATGGCGGCAGCTGGGGCGCGGGCTCGTAGTCGATGCTCCCCAGGATGGGGTTGTGCCGAATGCGCGTGCCCGGCAGCCGGGTGTCGATCCGGTTCCACTGGCCTTCGCTCATGGCTCTTGCATCGCCCTTGAGACCGGGGCGGAGGGCCTTCCGAATCATGTCCAGGATCCCGTTCGTGGTCTCGTTCAGGGTGTCCTGCAGGGGCATGAGGTCACGGGTGATTCCCACCCCCAGAAGATTCCAAGGCCAAGGGTCCATACGGAGACGGGCAATCGGGAACATCCCGTGCCAGAAGGGGTTCGGGCCATCGTAGAGGATGGCGTCGTCGGTGGCGATAATGAGTCGCCCTCGTGGGTAGAGCTTATATTCGTCCTCGTCATAGCGGGTGCCGTCGGCCTTCTTTGACCCGGCAGGCTGGACGGTGTAGCCCCAGCTGGTGTCCGGCTCGCCGACCTGCATGGGACTGCCACCCGTGTGGACGCGTCGGTCCTTCATGTAGCAGTAATATAGGTTCGTGGTCGGCACGGCTGCCGGCACGTTGTGCGGGGCCGACATCAGGTGGTCGCCGGCGGCAGACTGCAGGTTCTTACCGCCGCCAGCGTTGCCCCAGGTCCGGTCGGGGATGCCGCCGCCCCGGGAGGCCCGGATACGGTGGGCTCGAGTCGGGAAGCGAGCCTTGAGCTCGTTGACGGTCTTGGCAGTCCGGATGATCACGCCCTCCCAATCCTGGATGCCGCCGTCGAGGGTCGGCCGGATGGGGATTACGTCACGGGGGTCTCGGGGGATGAGCGAGATGTCTCCCTGCCCACCAGACGCACTAGCGTCCCAGTGCACCTCACAGTATCCTGTGCCCGGCCCTGCCGCGTACTTGATCACGTCGCCCAGCTTCATGTCGGCCTGGGAGTTGGTCCACCAGGCACTGGCCAGGCGGTTCAGGACCTCAGCCTGGGGGATGAACCGGTCGTTCATCGTCTTGAAGCCGAAGATCGGCTTGATGTCGGTGAGGGCCGACACCTGCTGCATCAGGATATGCTTGATGCGGTTGTCATACATGTTGGCGAGACTGGACGGCCGGTGCTGGTCGATCTGGTCGCCCATGATGTAGGAGATGGCTCGCTCGATCTCCGGGTACATCGGCTCACCCTTCAGCAGACGGTCCCCCTCCTGGATGGCGGAGGCCACCCAGTTGATCATCTTCTCCTCGTACTTCTCGTGCGGCAGGGGGATCTCGTAGCTGTTGTCCATTATCGGCTGCTCCCGGGGGCGCTCCGCTTGCGCTCAGGCTTCTTGCGCTTTGGCGGGCCGTAGATCTTCACGAGCTTGGGGCGGAGGGCCCTGTTGGCTCTCTTGGCGCTGGCGGCTCGCTTCTCCTTGTCGGACGCTCGCTTCTCGTTGGCCTTCTTGGCGTCTGCGCCCACCTTGGTCAGCGTGCGCCACGCCTTGCCCAGCTTGGCTCCTAGGCCCTCTACGGGCTTCTTCTTCTCGTCGGGCATTATCTTGCTCCTGGGGCGCGTTGGCGCCGGTTGCGTTCCATTTGCCGGGCCGCACTCGGCCGGCGCTTCCGGGACTCTCCCGGCTGCCGCGTCTGCGACAGGGGCTCGGATGCGGACCTCTGGGCCCGCTTGATGGGTGTGTCTTGTCCTGCGAGCCCGCTCAGCGCTCGGTCGATGCCGGCCGACACGCTGTCTCTGTCTGGCTTCTTCGCCATGTTATCGCCTCATCCAGGGGACACTGTCCCCCTGATATTCCCGGCCACCGGGCCTGCCCATGGGCAGATCCTTCGGAGTGTCCAGGTTGCTGTCGTTGTTGGAGAAGCCGGTCATGCAGACGCCGTATTTCCGCTCGAGTCGGCGGACATCCCCCATGGACTCCACCACGATGGGAGTGCCCTTCTGGTCGATGTGGGTGGAGGTGAAGGGGAAGACGGCGGTCTTGGCGAGCCGGGTGGTCCGGAGGTTGGCGGTCATCTCCAGGGTGGATTTAGATCGGCAATTATTGCAGTTCGGGATCAGCTTCTCGCCGTCCCGGACCTCGTAGATCCGCTCCTGTTCGGCCATGCAAACGGTGCAGACAAAGTCTCGGATAGGCATTATTAGACT